ATGAGTGATGTCGCCAGCGAAGCTGTCGTTGAAGCGCCGGAGAGCGGCGCGGCCGAGGGCGGGGCGCCGGATGCGCCGGCCCGGGCGCCGCTGAGCAACGAGGAGTATGAGCGGCGGCTGCAGGCGCAGGGGCGCGATCTGCGCGACCAGCGCCGGCAGATCCGCGAGCTGAACGAGCGGCTGAACCAGGCCGGGGCGCAGCCGCAGACCCGCGAGGAGCGGGCGGCCAAGCCGGACATCAGAACCCAGCCGATGGAGTACATGCGCTGGGCCGACGAGCGGCTGGAATTCTACGAACGGCGCGAGGCCGATGCGGCGCGGCAGCAGGACGAGCAGCAGCGCCAGCAGGCGGCGGTGGCGCAGATCGCCCGGCGCATGGAGGACTTCGAGAAGGATTTCGCCGACGACCACCCGGACTATTTCAAGGCCGCGGCGCATTTCCGCACGGCGCGCACCGCCGAACTGGCCGAGGAGGGGGTTTCCGCCGCCGACATGGCCCAGGCGCTGCAGCAGGACTTCGTCAACGTCATCGCCCGCGCCACCCGCGCCGGGAAGGACCCGGCCGAGGTGGTCTACAAGCTGGCCAGGAACCGCGGCTTCGGCGCCGACAGCGACGACAAGAAGCTGCAGACCATCAGCCGCGCCGCCAATGCCGGGCGGACCCTGTCCGGCGCCGGCGGCGCGGCCGGCGCCAGCGAGCTGACGCTCGAATACGTCAACAGCCTCAGCGGCAAGGCGTTCACCGAGGCCCGCGCCCGATTGCGGGCCCAGACCCTCGCCGCCGAGAAGAAGGCCGCCAGGGGCTGATAGCCTGGCCTGTGGGCGCCCCACCCGGCGCCCAGGTCCGAACGCATACGGACCATCAGCCGCAGCGGGCTTGGTACGCTGACTGACGATCTCCGCGGACGGGGATGCTCCATCCAACCTGAAACGAGATCAGCATGGCCCAGACCTCCTATGGCGTAAACGCTCCCGAAGCCGTCAAGCTCTGGCGGAAGACCCTGTTCGAGGAAGCCTTGAAGGCGACCTGGGTCGGCAAGTTCATCGGCGAGACCTCGGACTCGATCCTGCAGATCCTGCCGGACACCGGCAAGTCGGCCGGCGACACCGTCACCACCACCCTGCGCATGCAGCTGCAGAGCGACGGGGTGATCGGCGACGCGACGCTGGAGGGCAACGAAGAGGCCCTGATCACCTATACCGACAAGCTGCTCATCAGCCAGCAGCGCAACGCCGTGCGCTCGGGCGGCAAGATGAGCGACCAGCGCATCCCCTGGTCGGTGCGCGAGGAAGCCCAGACCGGCCTCTCCGACTGGTTCGCCAGCCGCTTCGACTACGCCTTCTTCAACCAGGTGGCGGGCAACACCGCCCAGACGTCGATCGCCTATACCGGGCTGAACGCGCCGATCGCGCCGGACTCCGGCCACAAGTACGCGCCGAACGGCCATGTGCTGGACCAGAACCTGACCACCGGCGACGAGTTCAGCCTCAGCTTCATCGACAACGCCGTGGCCCTGGCCAAGCTGGCCAGCCCGGTGATCCGGCCGGTGATGGTGGACGGCGAGGCCATGTACGTGGCCGTGCTGCACACCAACCAGGTGACGCAGCTGCGCACTAACACCGCCACCGGCCAGTGGCTGGACATCCAGAAGGCGGCCACCACCGGCGACGGCTCGAAGGCGAACCCGATCTTCACCGGGGCGCTGGGGGTCTACAACGGCGTCGTCCTGCACGAGTCCACTCGCATCCCGGCGGGCGTCAACTCCACCAGCAATGTGGCGGTCTCCAACACCCGCCGCGGCGTCCTGCTGGGCGCGCAGGCGGCGGTGATCGGCTTCGGCCAGGGCCAGTCGATGGACGCCATGGACTGGACCGAGGAGCTGTTCGACTACGGCAACCAGCTCGGCGTGGCCGCCGCCTGCATCTACGGCCTGAAGAAATCCCAATACAATTCAGCGGACTACGGCACGATCGTGCTGGCGTCCTACACGGCCTAGAGGAGCAGAAACCATGACCGTCGCCCCGCGCCAGAACGACCTGCAGGTCACCCACGCGATCCGCTACGACTTCACCTTCAACACCGTGAACGCCAATCCCAACGGCACGGCGGCCACCACCGCCGCCCTGGCCGCCGCCGCCCTGAACGCCGGCGTGCCCATCGGCACGCTGCCGGCGGGGGCGGTGATCAAGACCGTCGACGCCTTCGTGGACGTGGCGTTCAACAACGGCACGACCAACACCTTCTCGGTGGGCTTCACCGCGACCGGGACCGACCTGGTCTCGGCGGCGGCGCTGGGGACGCAGGCGGTGGTCTCGACCGCCGCGCCCATCGCCGCCTCGGCCACCGCCAAGGCCGCCACGGCCAAGACCGGCACGCCGATCTGGCTGTCCACCGGCCAGACCGGCACGGCCGCCACCGCCGGCCAGGCCAGCCTGGTCGTCACCTATCACCCGCCGCTGGGCTGATGCGTCGCCGCAGCATCGTCGCGGCCCGCACGGAAGCCGCCCGCACCGAGACGCAACGGCGAAAAGAGGCGCCCCATGTCGACCCTGGCCGATCTCCAGACCCGCATCATGACGGAGACAAACCGGGACGATCTCGGGGACGTGCTCCTAGGGCAGATGCAGCAGTCGATCGCCGACGCGATCGCTGAGTACCAGGACGAACGGTTCTGGTTCAACGAACTGCGCGTCACCGGGACCTTGCCGGCGGGGCAGCAGTATGTGCCGCTTCCCTCGGGCGCGCTGGCCATCGACCGGCTCTACCTGCTGGTCGGGACCGTCGCGTTCGAGATCTTCCGCCGCTCGATGGAGCATATCGAGGCCCTGTACGCGGTTCCGCTGACCGGCCAGCCGATGGAGTACGCGGTCTATGCCGGCCAGGCGCGGCTGTGGCCGACGCCGCTGGTCGCCTATCCGTCGGTGTGGCTGACCATCAGCAAGGTCGCGCCGCAGATCGGTTTTCCGAACCCGGACGTCACCGTCTCCAACGCCTGGACCAACGAGGCCCAGTGGCTGATCTGCGCCCGGGCAAAGGAGCTGCTCTACCGCAATGTGTTCAAGGATCCCGACGCGGCGGCCGCGGCCGCCCAGGACCGGGCGGAGGCCTACGCCAAGGTGAAGGGCTATTCCAACGCCAGCCTGGCGACCGGGAGGCTCGCGCCCGCATGGTGACCCTGGTGAAGGAGGCCGGCATCCCGCCCTGGGGCGCGCGGCTGGTGCTGCAGCTGCAAGGCGCGCTGAACGGGCTGGTCGCCCCGACGGCGAGCCTGACCGTGGCCAGCCTGCCGGCGGCGAGCGCCGGCCTGGCCGGGACGCGGCGCTTCGTCACCGACGCCACGGCGACCACCTTCGCATCGGTGGCCGCAGGCGGCGGCGCCGACAAGGTCCCGGTCTACTGCGACGGCGCCACCTGGAGGATCGGCTGATGCGGCGCTTGTGCGGCAAGAGCGGCTTTGAGTCGCTCGCGGCGCCGTGGCGGCGATCGACGGCCACCCTCAAAAGCCCCTTCCCGGAAGGGGGAGGGGAACCACGCGGCCGACGCCTCGCGAGAGCGAACCGGGGGCGCGCCACCTGTTCGTCCCTGTTCGGACAATCCCTCTCTCGGCGGATGGCGACCTAGATGCCCAGCTCGTACACCGCGCAGAATCGTCTCGAGGAACAGAACCCCGGCGAGAACCTGAACACCTGGGGCTCGCGGCTCAACGCCAACACCACTGCCCTGATCGATTTCGCCATTTCCGGCTACACCGCCCTGGCCATCTCCGGGGCGATCACCCTGAGCTCGGCGAACGGCGCGGCCGACCAGGCGCGCTCGGCGATCCTGGACTTCACCTCGGGCAGCGGCGGGACCGTCACCATTCCCGGCGTCAGCCATGTCTACCAGGTGCGCAACAACACATCCGGCGCGGTGGTGTTCACGACCGGCTCCGGGACCACCGCCACCGTCGAGGCCGGCAGCTTCGCCACCGTCATCTGCGATGCGACCAACTGCTATCGCTTCGCCGACGCGGCGGACATCGCCGCCTGCCTGACCGCGGCGAACGCCTATGCGACGGGCCTGGCCTTCTCGTCCAGTTCCGGCCAGCTGCCGGGGCAGGCGGGAAACGCCGGCAATTTTCTCACCACCAACGGCTCCACGGCCAACTGGGCCCCGGCCCTGCCCAGCCAGACCGGCCAGGCCGGCGGCGTACTGACGACCAACGGCTCGGCGGCGGCCTGGAACACCGGGCTCTCGTCATCGCTGGCCAATACCGCCTCATCGCAGACGGGGATATCCGGCTCGCTGGCGAACGTCTCGACCTCGCTGGCCGGCGTCAGCTCGAGCCTCGGCGGTCTCTCCACCTCGCTCGCCGGGGTGTCCTCTTCCGTCGCGGCGATGCTGCAACCGGGGACCGGCGCCAACGCCCAGGGCTATCTGGGACTGCCCCAGACCACAAAGAGCGCCAGCTACACCGCCGCCCTGGCGGACTCGGGGACTGAGCTGTTCTTTTCGGGCTCGCACACGGCGACCATCCCGGCCAACGCCTCGGTCGCCTTCGCGATCGGCGCGGTGCTGGTCTTCTCCACCTCCGGAACGCTGACGGTCTCGATCACGTCGGACACCATGACGTGGATTCCAACGGGCGCGACGGGCTCGCGGGCCGTGACCGGCCCAGGCTTCCTCATCGCCCGCAAGGTCAGCGCCACCGGCTGGTGGGTCTATGGGTTGGGTGTCACGTGAGCGGCGCCGTGGTCTCCGCCATGGGCGCCGGGGTCAATATCCTGCCGCCGGTCGCCAACCCCGTCAGCGCGGCGGTGGCCTTCGACTCGTCGGCCAACAACATCCCGCTGAGCATCACCGGCGGCGCGCCGAGCAGCGTCCACGTCTCGACCGCCCCGGTGAACGGCACGGCGACGCCCTCGGGCCTCACCATCGCCTACACGCCCAATTCCGGCTTTTCGGGTCCAGACCCGTTCGCCTACACCGCGACCAACGCCGGCGGGACCTCGGCTCCGGCCACGGCCAGCATCACGGTCAATCCGTTCGCGCCGGTGACCAACACCTATACTTCCGGGAGCGGGACGGAGACCGTCCCGACCGGCGCCAGCCAATGCGTGATCACGGCCTGGGGCGGCGGCGCCTGCGGCGCCGGCGTCACCGGCCACGGCATCCCCGGAGGCGGCGGCGGCGCCCAGAGCATCAAGACCATCGCCGTGACCGGCGGCGACACCCTGTCCTACAGCGTCGCCGCCTACGAGCTCGGGACGGGCTCGTCCTTGGCCGGCACGGGCAATCCTTCGACCGTCACCGGCACGGTCGCCGGCGGCGCCGTCAACATGACGGCTAACGGCGGCGCCGGCTCGCTCGGCGGCGCGGCGAGCGGCGGCGACACCAACACCTCGGGCGGCAATGCGTCGGGAATGAACGGCGGCGCCGGCGCCAATGGCGGCTCCGGCGGCTCCGGCGGCGTCAGCAGCGGCGGCTCCCCTGGGGCGGCGCCCGGCGGCGGCGGCGGCGGCGGCAACAGCGGCGAAGGCTTCTTTGGCGCGGCTGGCGAAATCAGCTTCAGCTACACATGACCCGCGTTCCGATCCAGATCCCGCCCGGCGTCATCGTCGACGACACCACCTTCTCGGTCGGGCAGTCGGCCTGGTCGGACGTGAACAACGTGCGCTTCTGGCGCGGCCAGCCGCAGGTGATCGGCGGCTGGCAGAGGCTGGTGACCACGCCGCTGACCGGGGTCTGCCGCAAGGCCTTTCCGTGGTCGGACAATCTGGGCCAGCTGAACATCGCCTTCGGGACCCATTCCAACCTGCAGCTCTGGCTGGGCGGGGCGCTCTACGACATCACCCCGGCCTCGGGCTTCACGCCCGGCGCGGTGGACGGCACGGGCGGCTCGGGCTGGGGCACCGGGACCTATGGCGCCGGCGACTATGGCGAGCCGTCGGAAGGCGCCTTCTTCCCGCTGACCTGGAGTCTCGCGCCGTGGGGACAGACCCTGATGGCCTGCCCGCGCGGCCAGACCATTTTCCAGTGGAGCAACGATACCGGCACGCCGGCGGCGGCGCTCTCCGGCGCGCCGGCCAACGTCACCTGCATGCTGGTGACCAATACCCGCCAGGTGATGGCCTTCGGCTGCAACGACGCGATCACCGGGGTGTTCAATCCCCGGCTGATCCGCTTTTCCGACATCGAGAACCCGACCGACTGGACCGCCGCGGTGACCAACAACGCCGGCGACTTCGTGCTGCCGGGCTCCGGCCAGATCGTCGGCGCGCAGCTGATCGCCGGCAACGTCTTCGTCTGGACCGACAACGGCCTCTACCAGGGGGCGTTCGACCCGACCCTGGACGCCGCCGGCCAGGCCAACGGCTGGGAGTTCACCCAGATCGGGGCCAATTGCGGCCTGATCGGGCCGAACGCGGCGGTGGTGCTGGCCAACCAGGCCGCCTACTGGTTCGGCTCCAACGGCCAGTTCCATCTCTGCGTCCTGGGCGGCGCGCCGCAGATCCTGCCCTGCCCGCTGCAGGAGGATGTCTTCACCCATGTGGCGGCCTCGCAGGCGGGCAAGATCGTCGCCTCCGGCTGCGCCGAGTTCGGCGAGGTGCGCTTCGACTATCCCGACGCCCGCGACGGGGTGGAGAACTCGCGCTACCTGACCTATTCCACCGGCGGCAACCTCTCGGCCGTCGCCTCCTACAACACCATCAACACCATCTGGTCCAAGGGGCTGATGGCGCGCACCGCCTATGTGGACGCGGGGCCGTCGCCCTATCCGATCGGCGTGGACTATGCCGGCGACATCTACTACCACGAGGCTGGCCTCTCCGCCGACGGCGCGGCCTTCGACGCCTATGCGGAGTCCGCCGACTTCTATCTCGGCGCCGCCGACAACACCTTCACGGTCAGGGGCGTCTGGCCCGACGTCCAGGCCCAGCAGGGCGCGCTCAGCGTCTCGGTCTTCACCCGGCTCTATCCGCAGGACCCGCTGGCGCGCGTCCGCGGCCCCTATCCGCTGTCGCCCGGCCGGTCGAAGGCCGACTTCCTGGCCACCGGCCGCATCGCCCGCATCCGCTATGAGTCCGCCAGCGCCCCGACCTTCTGGCGGCTGGGCAAGCCGGTGTTCGACGTCGCCCAGGGAGGGCTCCGATGAACCGGCTGGAAAAGGACCTGGAGAGCCTGGGCATCCCGCCGATCGAGGCCGTCCCAAGCGCGAAAATATCGCCACAGCTGACGGTCGTGGCGCGCCCGCCGCACGCCCACTGGGAGCGCTGCCGCGGCTGGATCGCCGAGGGCCTCGCCGGGTCGCTGCTGAAGATCGAGGACGTCGAGGCGGCGCTGGCGCGCGGCGAGGCGGTGCTGTGGCCCGGCGAGCGCTGCGCCCTGGTCAGCGAATTCGTCAGCTACCCCTCCGGTGAGCGCGCCTCCCAGGTGATGAGCGCCGGCGGCGACCTGGGTGAGATCCTGGCCATGGTTCCCGGCATGGAGGCCTTCGCGCGGCTGAACGGCTGCGCGATCTCCATCGTCGAGGGCCGCCGCGGCTGGGAGCGGGTGCTGAAGCCCGCCGGCTACGAATTCCTGTCGATCAAGCTGAGGAAGACCCTATGAGCAGCACCACCAAGACCAACCAGGCCTCGACCCTGTCCCAGACCCAGATGCCGGTGACGCCGTCCTGGGTCGCCCAGCCGCTGCAGGGCCTGACCAGCCAGATCACCGCGCTCGGCGCCGTGCCCGCCAGTTCCTATGTGGCGCCGCAATCGGCCCTGCAGCAGCAGGCCAACGCCGCCGCCGCGTCCACCCTGACCGGGACCAATCCCAACTATGCGGCGGCGGCCAACGACATCTCGGGCAACGCCGCGCTGACCCCCGGCGCGATCAGCAGCTATCTCAGCCCCTATCTGTCGAACGTCCTGAACACCACCAACGCCGCGCTCAGCCAGACCGCGGGCCAGCAGGACGCCAACCTGGAGGCGCAGGGCGCGGCCAACGGCGCTTTCGGCGGCTCGCGCTTCGGGGTGGCCCAGGGCATCCTCGGCGGCCAGCAGCAGCTGGCCCAGGGCCAGGCCGACGCCAACATCCTGAACAGCGGCTACAACAGCGCGGTCAGCGCCGCGCTCAACAACGCCCAGCTCGGCCAGAGCGCCGGCCAGAACCTGACCCAGCTGGGCAATTCCCAGAACGCCTCCAACATCGCCAACGTCGCCGAGCTGGCCAACCTCGGCGGCGCCCAGCAGGCCACCGCCCAGGCCCAGGCGACTGCGCCCATCGCGCTCGCCCAGGCGATGGCCAGCCTCTACGGCCAGAACCAGTTCGGGCTGTTCAACGGCCAGACCGTCAACGGCCTCGACACGTCGGACCAGACGAGCACCTCGACCAATCCCATGGGGATCCTGTCAGGCCTGCTCCAGGCCGGCGCGGCCGCCGCCACCGGAGGCGCCAGCCTGATCGGCAGCTTCGCGCCGGCTGTCACCGGCAACCCGGGCGGCAGCCTGAACATGGCCTTCGCCAACAGCTAAGGAACGCAAAGATCATGACCGGTCTCCTCGCTTCCAACATCGACCCGTCGCAATGGGCCTGGGCCCAGCAGTCCGATCCGGCTCAGGGGCAGGCAGCGCCGCAAGCGCAGCCGGTTCCCGCCCAGGGCGGCTATGCCGGCATCGCCGCCAACCTCGCCCCGCCGCCCCAGCCGCCGGCGACGGACCCCTATGCCGGCATCGCGCCCATGCTGCAGACCCCGACCCAGGCGCTGCAGGCGCAGGCGCGGCTGCACCCCTGGGTCACGGCGTTGAAGCTGATCGGCGGCACGCTCGGGCAGATGGGCGGCGACAAGGGCGCCGTCGACGCCGCGCGCGCCGACCTGATCGGCCAGGCCAACGAGCCGCTGCAGCTGGCCCAGGCCCGAGCCCGCATCGCCGGCATGCAGCAGATGTTCGCCGCGCTGCCGCCGGACCAGAAGGTGCTGTTCCTGCAGGATCCGCAGGGCTTCACCGACCAGATGGTCAAGAACCTGGAGCTGCAGCGGCTGCGCCCCGGCCAGGGCCTGGCCAACGCCGAAGGCCCCGCCTTCACCCAGCAACGGCCCGGTCCCGCCGCCAGCTTCGCGCCCGCGGCTCAATCTGGATCGGCGCCGGGCGGGGGTGACCCCGACCCGCTCCGTCGCTTCCGCTACAACCCCGACAGCGGCGACGTCGAATGACCATCGAAGTGACCGGCCCGGATAGGTCGATCGTGGAGTTCCCGGAAAGCACGCCGACCTCCACCATGCACGCGGCGCTGGCGAAGTTCTATGGCGGCCCGCAGACCGCCGGCTCGGCCCTGGCGCAGCTGAGCGCGGCCAATGGCGGCTGCCCGAGGGGCTGAACGAGGCCGGCGGCCGCCCGCCGAGCGCCGCGACCTGGCTTGGCCTCTACCACACCTTGCCCGGCCTGATGGAGACCGACCCCTGGACCGGCCAGGCGCTGCCCGACGCCGACTCGCCTAAGAACGCCAACATCGCCAGCATCGCCGGCCAGCTGCGCCGGGGCTTCATCGGCGATCCCTTGACCGGCGAGGGCGGCGCCATCCCCGGCTATGGCCAGGTGCATGCCCTGATCGGCGATCCCTTCTCGATCCGCGCCGCCCATGACGGCATGGACGGGACGCTGTTCTCGGGCGACCCCAGCGCCTTCAACGGCGCCTGGTTCCGGGCCCAGACCCCGGCCGAGCAGGCCGCCGCCCGCGCCGCCGTCGGCAGCGAGATTCAGGATCGCATCCAGAACGGCCAGATCCTGCCCGGCCAGCTCGGCGCGCCGGACGCCCAGGGGCGGCTGGGGAGCATGTTCGGGCCGGACCAGGCCCGGGCCATCGCCGCCAATGGCGAGGCCGCGATCAACGCGCGGCTGGGGGTGCGAAGAGGCGGCCTGGCGCCGGGACAAGCCGGATTCAGCGGCCCATGGCTGGACAACGGCCTGGCGCCGGGACAAGCCGGATTCAGCGGCCCATGGCTGGACAACGGCGTCGCGCCCGGCCCGGGCTTCACCAGCGCAGCCGGCGACGGGGACTCCGGCCAGCTCATGCCCTCCAGCTTCACGACCCCGGCGCCCGGCGCCGCACCGCAAGCCGTCGGGATGAACATTAGCCCTCCCGTTCAAGGCGCGGGATCCTCCCACTTCGGCTATGGCGTCGGTGACAACCCGAACAAGACCGGCGTCGCGGCTGGTCCGGGATTGCCAGATGCGAAGCATCCGCCCCCCACGGCCATCGGACAGAGATTCACGATCAGTGACGCCGCGCGAGACTTCATCAGGAATGCAGAATTGGATTCAACGTCCCAGCCGTATTTGTATGTCAAAACGACGGCAACCAGAATCCGACTTTCGGATACGGCCACCGCATTCTGCCGTCCGAGCAGGTAGCTTTTGAAGCATCCATATCGCACCTCGACACGACCCAGCGCATGGCTCTGGCTGAAAGGATCTTCGTTCAAGATATAGAAAATGCGCAAAGACTTGTCACCGCCCGGCTCGGGCCAGACATGGCCTCGCGATTAACTCAAAATCAGTTTGACGCGTTGGTTGCCGATGCCTTTAATACCGGCCATGGAGGAGCGCTACGGGGTGGAATGATGGGAGATATCCAAGCTGGAAATATTGCCGCCGCCGGTCGGCAGTTTAACGCTTGGCACGCAATCGATAGAACAACCGGGCATTGGGTTGTTGATCGGGGTCTAATTAGAAGAAATTTGCAGGAGGCAGCAATTTTCAATAATTCGGACTACGAATATCACCCGACAGATGCTCAGATAAATTCAATCTGGCACGGAGGCGGCTAAAATCGATGTGGAGATCGGAATTTGGAACGTCTATCAGATTTTTATCACCTGCTGTACTCGTCCTATCGGTGATTCTAGCCGGAAGCTCCGCCCATGCTGACGGTCCAGGAGTATATTGCTCTAAGCAAGTCGGCACGGAAAAGGCAAATGTCTATGTACGACAGTGCCGGCGGGTTGCCTGGACATACTCATGGGATCCTCCGTGTAGCGCCATGGATACATGCGATACTCTCGTGGGAGCGGTATGGGGAGGTTGTAGAAAAATGCAAAGCGAATATAGCCTCGGATATCGACCTCCTTATTTCTGCGCGCCATATCTGAAGGGGCCCAGCCAATGGCCCGGTTTCGGTCGATTCAAAAATGCCGGACCTCATCGCTGACCGCTGTTGTCGACTGACGATAGGCGGCTAACTGAGTTCGGCCTTCATTGATCCGCGCCGCCCACGACGGCATGGACGGAGCGCTGTTCTCAGGCGATCCCAGCGCCTTCAACGGCGCCTGGTTCCAGGCCCAGACCCCGGCCGAGCAGGCCGCCGCCCGCGCCGCCGTCGGCAGCGAGATCCAGGATCGCATCCAGAACGGCCAGATCCTGCCCGGCCAGCTCGGCGCGCCGGACGCCCAGGGGCGGCTGGCGACGATGTTCGGGCCGGACCAGGCCCGGGCAATCGCCGCCAATGGCGAGACCGCGATCAACGCGCGGCTGGCGACGCTGCGGGGCGAACCGGCGCTGTCGGCCGCGACGCCTGGCGGACAAGGCCTGCTCGACAAAAGAACGCCCGGAACCGTTTGACTTGGCGATGGCGTCGGTTTTCGTCTTGTCTTCAACACCACCAGCCGTCGCCCACGCTGGCGAAAAACGCGTCATCGACACCTTCCTGCAGCCGGCGTGACCTGAATTCATCCGCTCCTCGCCGCGAAAGCGGTGACGCAGGGTTTTCCGGTGAAGTCGCGGGTCAGCCCAGCTCCGAGATTTGACCACCAAGGACACCAAACACACCAAAGGCGCAGAGGGGCCCCAACACTGCCAGAGAACCTATAGTGACGTCTTCGATCGGCCAGCGACCGTCGCCGCCAGCGGTCCGCTGACCGGGTCCGCGCGGGCTGTAGACTTCCCGCCAAAGCGCGGGCCTGACCCTAACCCTCCCGCGCCGCCACCAACTCGGAGTGAATCGGCGTGACCATCGAAGTGACGGGCCCGGACGGATCGATCGTGGAGTTCCCGGAAGGCACGCCGACCTCCACCATGCAGGCGGCGCTGGCGAAGTTCTATGGCGGCCCGCAGACCGCCGGCTCGGCCCTGGCGCAGCTGAGCGACCCCGAAGCGCCGCAACCGGAGCCGTCGCCCGCTGGCGCCCAGCCGGGCCTGCCGGCTTCACAAGATCAACCCGACCCGGTCGCGGGCGCCGCGCCGAACCTGGCGCTCGCGCCCTTG